GACGGCACCGATGCGAACGGGCAGGAAATCGTCTACACGGGCATTTCCACGACCTACAAGTTCAGCAAGACCGGGAAGGGTGCGAAAGCAATGGTCGTCGACACTTCGAAAGAACTGGCTGACGTCTCGCACTTCTTCGACGCTGTTGTCACGCCCGACACGATCACGGGCACCGTTATCACGAAGCACCTGCTGACCATTACGCAGGCGGCTGGTACGACGATCAACGTATCTCTGGGGAACACCGTCCTCGGCGACGGCGCTGAAATTCAGGACGGCGACGTGCTGACTATTTCCGTGACTGGTGGCACGATCACCGTCAACGGCACCGCGTTTACCAGCGGCGACACGCACACGGTTGCGTCGAACGTGACCGTTGTATCTACGGCATCCTGACCTTCATTTTTGACCTCCTTGAAGACGGGGACAGCCGTCAGCGGAAGGGGCACCGCTGGCAGGTTTCCGGGGCGGGACTTCCGTCTCCTTTCTCCCACCTCGGATTACCCGTCTTCCAGCCGTTCAGAACGGTTTTGACATTTCGGCGTAAAATCCTGCCTTTGGCGGTGCAAAACCCGTCAGCGGGCGAAATACGCGGCCAGAAGGGGACATTGAAAGGGGATAATATGAAACTGAATATCTACGAGAAAAAGCGGGTCGTGAAGACCTACGAAGCAAGCACCTACGACCTGATGTTCGGCACTATGGAAGACGTCGCGGACGCGGTGAAGCTGGACGACCTGAAAACCGGGACGAACGTCGAGATCATCAAAATGGTCGGCAATCTGGTGCTGAACAGTATGGACACCGTGCGGGGCCTGATGCTGGATATTTTCGAGGGCCTTACGGAAGAGGAACTGCGGCACGCGAAGGTTAACGAGATCGCGACTGTGCTGGTGGACGTGGTGACGTACACGCTCTCACAGATGAACCTTTCCCGGTCAAAAAACTGACCGGGGCTCAAAGCAATTTGAGCCTTTATGAACTGTTTTTTCAAATCGAAGTGTCGATATGCGAACGCTTCCCTGCTCTGTCGCCGTTTGACGTGCGCAGGGAGCGGGGGAGCGAAGTTTTTTTGCTGATCCGTCGTTTAGACAATCAGGCGCAGATCGACCGCGACAAGAAGCGGAGCGCCCTTCGGCGCCCTGCTGGGGACAACTGGTTTTAACGTATGGCAGGCAAAGGCGATAACATCACAACGAAATTCACGGTCGACATTTCTGACCTGAAAAAGGGCATATCGGACGCAAATCAGCAGATTAAACTTGCGAACGCCGAGTTTCAGAAAGCGTCTGCTGGCATGGACGACTGGGCGAAATCCGCTGACGGGATCAAGGCGAAACTTGACCAGTTGGCGAAGGTGCTTGACGCGCAGAAAAAGAAGGTCGAAGCGTACAAGAACGAACTGGCCCGGAACGAAAAGGCTTTCGAGGAAAACGGCAAAAAGGCTGATGATCTGAAGAAGCAGATGCAGGATCTGACTGACAAGGGCGTTTCAAAGTCGAGCAAAGAGTTTAAGGCGCTGGAAAGTCAACTGGCCGACGTGGAGAAAGAGCAGGCGAAAAACAAGAAAGCCTGCGACGATCTGCAAGTCACGATTCTGAAAGAAGAAGCCGCCGTCGCGAAGACCGAGAAGGAACTCGGAAAGTTCGAAAAGGCCCTTGATGATACCGGGAAAGAGGAAACCGAGACAGCAAAAGAGGGCGACAAGGTCGAGAAGTCTTTCGACGAGGTCGGCGACTCCGCGCAGAAAGCCGAGAAGAAGACCGACGGGCTGGCGAAGAAACTGGCCGGGGGGCTGGTCAAGGGGCTGGCGGCTGTCGGGACTGCGGCGGCTGGTGCCGTGGCCGGGCTGGCGAGCCTCGCAAAGGAATCAGGCGAATATGCGGACAATATCAGTACCCTGTCAACCGTCACGGGCATTTCCACCGATAATCTACAGGCGTATCAGTATGCGGCAAACCTGACAGATACTTCCCTTGAAACGATTACCGGGTCGCTCACGAAGAACATTAAATCGATGAAGAGCGCGGCAACAGGGTCTGGCAAGGCGGCTGAAGCGTACGCGGCGCTCGGTGTTTCCGTGACTGATAGCAACGGGAACCTGCGGGACAGCGAAGAGGTGTTCTGGGAGTGCATCGACGCGCTGGGCGAAATGGAAGACGGCACAGACCGCGACGCGCTGGCTATGGACTTGTTCGGCAAATCGGCGCAGGATCTGAACCCGCTTATCAACGTCGGTTCCGAGGGTATGAAAGCATACGCGGAGGAAGCGCAGTCCGTCGGTGCTGTGCTGTCTGGCGACGCCCTGAACTCGATGAACGGTTATCAGGACGCTATGGACAGACTGGGCGGCGCGGCTGACGCGGCAAAGATCGCTCTCGGCACCGTCCTGATGCCTGAACTGGAAAATCTGGCGGGCGAAGGGACATCCCTGCTTGCTACGTTTACCAACGGCATTCTGGCGGCAGACGGCGATTGGGAGCAGATCAGCACGACGATCGCAGAAACCGTGAGCGGGATCGTCGATTTCATCGTTGCGGAATTGCCGAGGTTCATGGAACTTGGCATAACGATCGTCACTTCCCTGCTGACTTCGCTGGTGGAAGCGTTCCCGGGGCTGGTGGAAGGTTTCGTCGACCTGATCCCGATGCTCCTGCAGGGTGCAATCGACCTGTTTATGGTTATGCTTCAGGCGTTGCCCGTGGTGATCGCGGCGCTGGCCGAGAAATTACCAGATATCGTGACAAACATTGTTGAGGTGCTGATCGAAAACCTGCCCGTCCTGCTGGAGGGAGCAATCACGCTTTTTATGGCGCTTGTGCAGGCTATCCCGACGGTCATCACAAAACTGGCAGAGAAGCTGCCTGAAATCGTGACGAAGTTCATCGAGGTTTTGACCGGGCCGTTGCTGGAAATCTTCAACGGCTTGTGGGACGACGTCGTTGCGGTATTTACAAACCTCTGGGAGGACATCAAAGAGGTCTGGAACGTCGTTTCCGGGTGGTTCGACGAACACGTGATACAGCCCGTGGTGAACTTTTTCAAGGGCTTGTGGGATAGCGTTTCAGGCTTCTTTTCGAGCCTGTGGGAGGATATCAAGGGCATCTGGAACGTCGTTTCCGGGTGGTTCAACGAACACGTGATCCAGCCCGTCAAGAACTTCTTTTCGGGAATGTGGGACGGCATAAAAGGCTTTGCGACTGATGCGTGGAACGGCATCAAGAACACGTGGAACGTCGTCAAAACGTGGTTCAATGATAACGTTATCGGGCCCGTTAAGAACATTTTTTCGGGCGCGTGGGACAGCATAAAGGGCTTCGCGACGAACGCGTGGAACGGGGTCAAAGAGAAGTGGAACGGGGCGAAGACGTGGTTCAGTGAAAAGGTCGGAGCCCCGCTCAAAACGGCGTTTTCTGGTATCTGGGACAAGGTAAAAACGGGCGCGACCGGGGCGTGGGACGGCATAAAGAACGTTTTTTCCAACGTCACGACTTGGTTCAAGGATAAATTCAAAAACGCGTGGGAAGGTGTGAAAAACGTCTTCTCAACTGGCGGTAAAATCTTCGACGGTATCAAAGAAGGCATCGTCAGCGTGTTCAAGACCGTTGTAAACGCGATCATCCGGGGCATTAACAAGGTCGTTGCTATCCCGTTCGATGCGATTAACGGCGTTCTGCGGACGCTCAAAAACCTGAATATCCTCGGCATTTCACCGTTCGGCTGGATCAACGAAATCGGCGTCCCACAGATCCCGGAGATCGCGGCACGAGGCGGTGTTCTGAAGCGCGGACAAATGGCGTTCCTTGAAGGACAAGGCGCAGAAGCGATTATCCCCCTTGAAAAAAACAAGGAATGGATCGCGAAGGTCGCCGGGGATATGCTGGAACAAATGAAGGTGCAGGGCGTGACGGCTGGCGGGTCTGTTTCGCACAGTTCGCAGACCTACGTCCAGAACATCTACACGCCAAAAGCGCCGTCCCGGATCGAACTGTATCGGCAGACTCGAAACCTGCTGGCGTTGGCGAAGGGGTGACAAATGTACGAAGCAAAAATCCAAAATAAAGACGGTGCTGTGCTGACCCTGACCGGGAACGAACCCGTTTATCAGGTCGTGGAGATCGCGGGCCTGAACCCGCCCGGCGCTACGATCAACACCTCGACTATCGTTGGAATGGACGGGGAGTTGTACAACAGCGGAAGGCTGAACACGCGGCAGATCGTCCTGACCGTTAAGATCAATGGCGACGTTGAAAAGAACAGACTGATGCTGTATCGGTTCTTCAAGACGAAAGAGCCTGTACGGTTCTACTACAAAAACGACACCCTGAACACGTTTATTGACGGGTACGTGCAGACGGTCGAGTGCGGGCTGTTCAGCAACGCGGAAACGGCGCAGATCGCGATCCTGTGTCCGTTCCCGTATTTCCGAAGCGTGACCCGTTCGGTGTATGACCTGTCGTCCGTGCAGGCGCTTTTCGAGTTCCCGTTCTCGATTAACGAGGGGGAGCCCGTTCCTATCAGCGATCAGACGGCAGGCCGGGAAAATATCGTCGTGAGCAATTCAGAAAGCGACTGCGGTATGGAAATCGAAATCGAACTGACTGGCGACCCGCGTGATCTGGTGACTGACATAACGATCACGGACACGACGACCGGGGAATGGCTGTCGCTGGACGGAACGAAGTATTCCGGTGGCGGTTTTGCCGCCCCGCAGAAAATCTATATCAATACGGGATCTGGGCAGAAGCGCATACAGGTTCTGGACGATAACGTGCTGGTAAATGCTTTCGGAACCCTGCGGCCCGGTTCGACCTTCCTGCAGTTAAAACCGGGCGACAACCTGCTGGGGGTGAACTTCCTGCCTGCTGATCCCGGCTCAAAGGTGTACGTGCGGCACTACGACGTTTACAGGGGCGTATAATGGAACTATATATTCTCGACAAAAACCTGTCGACCGTTTGGGTCGTGGACGAATACAGTTCGCTGATCTGGGCGAAGCGGTACCGGGAAATCGGGGATTGCGAACTGTATATCCCGGCGAGCGCGACGGCCCTTGATGTGCTGAAAATGGGGCATTATATCACCCGAACGGACGACGATATGGTATGCCGCATCAACTATCTGGAATTACAGACGGACGCGGAGAACGGCGACTATTTAATTGTCAAGGGCGTGGACGTTAAAGCGTTCCTCTACCAGCGTATCGTCTGGGGGACTGGAAATTGCCGGGGAAATCTGGAAGCGTTCATTTCCCTTATGGTGGACAAGCAGGTGGGCGCGGGCGCGAGTTCATGGCGTATTATGAAAAAGGCCAACGGGGGGCAACTGATCTATCAAGCGCCCCTGCAAGGCTTCGACGTTATCAACACAGAGCAGGTTTCATATAAAAACGTCGGGGAGAAGGTGCGGGAGTACTGCGAGGCGAACGGCTGGGGGTACAGAATGACGCTTGAAGCGGGCAAACTGTACTTCGGCCTGTACGCCGGGCAAGACAAGCGCGACGAAGTGATCTTTTCCGACGAATACGAAAACCTGTCCACAACGACCTATCGGCTGGACGAAACGAACCTCGGCAACGTGGCGCTGGTGGCTGGAGAGGGCGAAGGGAATAACCGTGCGAAAGAGGTTTCCGGGGCTGGAACGAGTACAGACCGCTATGAGATATTCGTCGATGCGAAGGACATTTCCCGCGAGGTTTCATATTCCAACCTGCTGGCCACGTTCCCGGGCGGCTCGGCTGTCCTGCGGGGCGCTACGTATTACTACAACGTGACGAACCTTGACGTTCAGATCGTGGACGCGGCGCATCTGTCCGTCCTGCGACACGAATACCCGGGCGAAGTCGTGACCGTGGGCGGGATAGAGTATTACCGCGTTTACAGCGCCGACGTTGCTGCCCTGCCTGCGCAGGTTCCGGGGGATAACGACACTTGTACCCTGACAGACCTCATTTATACCGTTTACCTGCTGAACCGTGGATACGAGAAACTTGCGGCGTTTGGGGCGGTGACGGCGTTCGAGGGAACTATCGAACCGCGTGGAACGTTCGAATACAAAACGGACTATGATCTGGGTGATCTTGTGACGGTGCAATCAAACTACGGTGTTTCGGCGGTGGTGCGTATAACTGAAGTGATCGAGAAAGATGACGGAAACGGGTACAGCGTGGAACCTGCTTTCGAATATGTGGAGGATTAACAAATGGCAGACCAGAATTATCAGGTTAACAGCGGCTTTTATAACAGCGTAAATCACGACCGCCTGTACGATGCGGACGACATGAACAGGCCGTACAAGAATATCCTGACCGAGGGCATTTTCCCGGTGGAGGACAGGACGACGGGTGGCTTCGCGATCACGCCGAGCAATATGACCCTGACCGTCGGCACTGGCGGCGGGCTGTTTGCTGGCAAGTGGCTGGAGAGCGACGAAGCGACCGTTATCGCGGTGCCGAACAATGCTTCGCAGTATGCCCGCATTGACAGCGTGCTGATCCAGATCGACACGAACAGCAGATACGGTTATATCGTCTACAGGCCGGGAACACCCGCTTCAACTCCCGTGGAACCCGCTATCAATCAGCAGGCCGGGGCCTATGAGTTCCGTTTGTATAACGTCAGGGTCGGGGCTGGTGCGACGATCATTAAGCCTATCGACATTACTGATGTTCGCCCGTGGGCGCACGCCCTGATCTACGAACAGAGCGAGAGCGCGAACTTTACCGTTTCCGCTGGCGCTGGTTTCGATGACGGCGTGAGCGGGCTCGTGGCAAATGGGAAGGTCGTGTTCTTTTCGATCACGACTTCCGAGGCTTCTGGGCTCGAACTGTCATTCCCGGCTGGCTTCGAGCCGTCGCCCCTGCTGGCCGACTTCAATATTTTTTTCCTCGGCGAAAACGGGATCGTGCAATTCGAACGCGGCCTGACTTGGCGCGTGACCTGCGAAGACGGTACGTACAGCGCGAGCGGCGTATATATCCGGGAATGATCCCGGCTTTCTGGGGCGGTTTCGACCGCCCTATTTTTTTTCGGTTTTTCTGCAAAAAATATGAAAAAACGCTTGACTTCCCCGTATATGGTGGTATACTTATATCCGAGGGGAGGAAAGAAGCCCCGAACGAAAGGAGGCATAAAGATGCTTGAGAAAATCGAGGGAAGATACGGGCGCACCGAGCAGGTGGAAGCATTCGTCAAAGAGGCCGAGCGTATGATCCAGTGCTACGGCTGGGAGAGGGAAGTCGTACACCCGTACAGTTATGCGATGCCGATCACGCAAATCATCGGATATCTGAAATACTGGGACGTGATGACGAGCGGAAGCCGCGATGAATGTGTATTTCTGGCAAACGGCCTCGTCCCGATCCTGAACGCTTGGGAAGACAGAGCGGAAGCGCCGAAAGTGGCTGTCAGGATCAAGTCGACCGGAAAGGTCGTCCAGATCCCCGAAAGCGATATGGCCATCTTCGAGGGGCTTTACGAACTGATCTGAATAATAGCGCTGACCTAACGGCGAGACGGGGAGAAAGGGGATCACGATGAAGGATATCAAGGAAATCACGGATAAACTGGAGCAGGGCGTCAAGGACGTGTTCGACTCGGAAACCTATGCGGAATATCTGCGGTTTATGGGACGGTTCCACAAGTACAGCGCCAACAACAGCCTGCTGATCTACTTGCAGAAACCTGACGCTTCGCTGGTGGCTGGCTATCAGACGTGGCTGAAACAATTCGGACGGCAGGTTCGGAAGGGCGAGAAGGATATCACGATTCTTGCCCCTTGCCCGCACAAGTTCAAGAAGCGCCGCGAGGAAGAAGACGGAACCGTGACGGAAGAGGAAATCCGCTACACGACTTTCCGGGCGACCACGGTGTTCGACATTTCCCAGACGGACGGTGATCCCGTACCCGAAAGCCCCTGCAAATTGCTGACCGGGGACGTGGAGGAATACGAAGCCCTGCTGGGGAAACTGGAAGAAGTCGCGCCCGTCCCGGTGTGCTATGAGGAAATCCAGACCGGGGCAAACGGGTATTTCAGCCGGGTTGAATGTCGGATCGTGGTAGACAGCAGGCTCGGGCAGATGCAGACCCTCAAGACACTGATCCACGAGATCGCACACGCGATCCTACACGGGGAGGGCAAGGAACTGGAGAAGGCCGACCGGGGGACGAAAGAAGTGCAGGCCGAGAGCGT